GCATGTACATATTAATAGCAGCCCCTCCGTATAGGATTACCTTTCTAGTGGTGAGAAATTTCTTAACAAGCTTGTACTTGCCCGGATAATCAGAAGATGCAAGATCAGATCCGTCTTCGAATTTGCGTCTGAGAATTTTATCAGAAATTTTCTCTGCGTGCTCGATCATTTCCTCTAGAGAAGTACCACCTCTAGATTCAGGGACAGGAGGTATGTCTTGTATACTAGCTTCTTCTACAGTAATATCTCCAGGTTCAGAGCCCTTCAAAGATGCTGGAAGCCAACAGAACAAATTAGGGTTATCTCTTACCGTTTTCCATAGATACACTTGATCCTTTTCCGTCATCCTTTGTGTCCGGGGTGGCCGTTTAGTCTTGTCATAACTCGCGGATGAACAACTCATTTACTTTACTTGAGTAAAGATAATTTGTATGGATTTTCCTTACAAATTCTTACTTGGCACATCCAGCTGTTCCGAGATCATTGGACTGTGCGACAGGATGACCCAAGAATCGAAGAGCTTGGTATATATCATCAGGCATGATAGTCTTCGTCTGGTGTTCAGAGTTCACTATAAGAGCTACTTTGATTACTTCCCCGAGCTTATCTCCCATAATATCCCGAACTGTGTCAAAGCAATCATCTGACATACTCTTTACTCCTGCCCTACGTGCTAGACGAGTTACAGAGGGTTTCGTGATATCGTTCATTATTGTCAAGGAGTTATAGAGCTTTAGATCGGTTAAAACTTAAAGAATGTTGATTCTCTATCCCTTAAGGAGCCTTTAGAAACGTTGAAAGATCTTATTTAAAGATAATTAGAGTCAGAGATAAAATGACAGAAACACTCGACAAGGCTGTAACTTCTACAATCAGTTTCAAGAGGAAGAAGAACCGTTTTTACGAAACATATATTTCTAAGAGCCTAAAGCATATGACTGAGAAGAGTGGTATTACTTCTAACGCAAAGCAGCAACTTAACAGCTTCCTTTGCAATCTGACTAATACAATCAGTGTTCTGTCTCGTAACCTAACAGACGTTTCAAAGAAGAAGACTCTTTCAGAGAAAGAGGTTTGTAATGCTCTCAAAATCATTCTTCCAGGTGAACTATCCAAGAATGCAAACACTGAGGCTACAAAGGCGTGCACAAAATCTTCTGAGACAGTAGAAAAAGGAGGCACTAGACAAGGACGTTCTGGTATTATATTTCCTCCTTCTATTGCTGAAAAATTCCTAAGAGATTTCGGACACTCCAAGATTATGGTTACAAGCAATGCCCCAATCTGTCTAGCATCGGCCATAGAGTATATATGCATGGAGATTTTGGAGCTCGCATCAGCCTCAGCACATGATAATACCCGTGTACGAATTACAGTTCGAGATCTCGAACTTTCCGTGAAAAAGGATGAGGAACTTCGTATTTTATTCAGTGGGTGTTCTATGTCTTTCCTTGGAGGCGGGGCCGTTCCTTACATACACGAGTCTCTTCTCCCCAAGAAAACAAAACGCAAGAAGAAGGCTTGTACATCAGACAAAAAAGCTCCTCATAGATATCGCCCAGGCACTGTCGCTATTCGAGAGATAAAAAGATATCAGAAGAGTACAGACTGTCTTATGCTCGCAAAGTTTCCATTTGAAAGATGTGTAAGAGGTGTTGTTTCTTCTACAACGGATACTGGACTCAAGATCAGCAAGGACGTCTTTATCATTCTACAGCATTTCATTGAGCAATACGCCGAAAACATCCTAAAAAATGCTAATTTTGTTGCTATTCACTGTGGGCGTGTGAAGTTGACATCCGCTGATATTACTATGACACGCTTCCTTCAAAGTAATGGTAAGATCCCGTATTCTTACGATCAGAAAGATCCTCATGTCTTAGACATGCCAAACAAAGAGGAGACTGAAACTGACCACGAAGATGTAGACGATGTAGAAAATGTAGAAGATGTAGAAAATGTAGAAGATACAGAAGATGTACAAGATGTACAAGATGTAGACGATACAGAAGATACAGATGAGGAAGAACTTGAGGAAGAACTTGACGAGGAAACGAAATAATTTCTAAAGAACAGGTTTAAACACAATTTTTCTACAGAAAAAAATGGAGAAAGAAACTGTTACCAACGAGCCAGTTATTACCACCGTCGACGATAGTCACACAGCCATGGATGAAGAAAAGGTAGAAACTGTACCCGAACCTTCAAGGATGACAACTGGGAAATATGCTATTCTCATGGAAACTAACGACACCGAAGGCGAGAGCTGGCTATTTTTCATCAGAGTTGAAGGCAACGAGAAACAGCTTGTACATCTCCAAACTCAGCTAGAACAGGTCGATTGGGAACTCCTCGAAGATCTTAGCACGTTTGACCTTGACTTGGACCATTATGTTTCTGCAGTAACCGCAAAGGAACTGACAAAGGTCGATCTTAACGCCCACTCATTTCACAGAAAGTTTGACGGAAAACTTGAACAGATAGACCTTGGATTCGGGAAGAAGGATAAGAACAAGACAAAGATATGCAAAAGTTTCGATCTACTTGGCTACGGTCAGATAGAAGACTTTATCGACGACGAAGACATAGACGAAGAAGACCTTGTAGACATAGGAAGTGAGTCGGAAAGCGAGTCAGAAAGCGAGTCAGAAAGCGAACCCGAACAATATAAACGCAAGGAGCACAAGATACCCCCGTCCCTAGCAACTTCTGGCCTTCCGGATTGGGTCAAAAGCAAGAAGAAGAATCAACACAGACACTAATATATCCTCATTTTAACACATAATATTTGTTAAAACTCCGATCAGACTTTCTATGTAATTTTTCCATTCATATCAACAGTATTTAAAAGACTAAATTTTTTTCTGGTATGAACATAAATGACTCCTAAGGAAACAACTCTTATGTATGGATTCTTTGCTCTTGTGACTCTCGGTCTCACAGTCGCGTTTTTCGCCAGTCTGTATGAATACAAGATGTCCGGTATAGAGGCCAAACTAGACAAACTCACAGGTATGTCAGCCGCAGACAGCAAGAAGTACAAGATGAATATCGTCCTCTACTCCCTTGCAGCTATCTTCGGAGCACTTACTCTTCTGTTCGCATTCCTCGCGTTCAGAGCTCACAAAGCCTAAGCCTCCAACATTTCTATATGTAATTATACATATAGAAATCAGAACTTGAACCCTAGATGGGTAAGCTCCCGGATAAGATATCCTTCTAGATCTTGATGTTTGACAGTATAAGGAACCTCTACCAACACCACATTATTCTCCTTGCATAATCGCCTCTTCATATCATCCCTGTATTTCTGATTCATAAACGCATCCTTGCTAGTATGAAAGTAAGGAGAGAACTTATAATGCTGGACCCCGTTATATTCAACCCCAAGCCTCATCCCATCATTGAAACAATCTATCTCAAGATTGTAACTACCACCAGTAACAGGATTGCTCAAGAAGTTAGGCCTGCAGCTGGCAAAAGGCTTCCCAAATAGATTCTCAAGAACTCTCCTACACTCCAACTCTCCCTTGCTCCCTCCCTTAGGCCCTCTACCCTTTCCAGAGGACACACCAGAAGACACACGTTCGGAAATAGGAGAATAATTAGAATAATCAGACCACGTACCCTTTTTACCAGAAAACCTCCTATATAACCCATAACAGATTAAGAAGGCAAGACACATTCCAACCAATATCTCAAATCCGTTATTGCTCCACTTGTCACGAATGCCAGAGAATGAAAACATCTTTGTTTAATACTAGAAATTATATTCCTAGGTATCATTCTCTCCAACATCAACATTCGCCTTACAATTCGGGCACTCCGACTTATACCTCACCCACTCCGAGATACACTCAGTATGAAATATATGAGAACATTCCAGCTTAGATACCATATTCTTCTTCTCAAAATCGCTCTGACATATACTACATGACGTACACATCGGCTCTACAAAGGTTTCATAACGACTAGTAGAGACCTTAGCCTCAACATTCTTTCTTGAAAAAGGCTCATCCTCATCCCTAGAGATCCTCAACGCTTCGTCCAACTCTGAAGAATCAGATCCAAACTCATTCATAAGAAAATGAGCAAACAATACATCACCCGACACCATCTGAGTCTCATAACTCAAAAGCTCATTAAGATTACTATAGTCATTAGACAAATCATAAGGGATATCTTGATCCGACTCGTTATATATCCTATACCTTATCGAAGACATCTACTTTAATTTATGTAACTCTCTATAATTCATTTCTATCTAAATTGAATTAGTCAAGAATATTCGAGAGAGAATCAAGGATGAGAGAAGTAAAACCAATCGTCATATGGTTCACAATACAATTCCTATTTACTATACTCCTCATCTTCGGAATCATATCCTTCGTGCATGACGGCTTTGAACACATAGAAACATCCAACACAGGAATTGCTGCATCAATATTCATGTTTTTCAGCATCATTGAAAGGATTCTCATAGTCTCTCACTACATCATAAAAAAGTTCAGAAACATACAAAGCAATATCTACATACCATGCTCAATCATAAACGGCATAATGATATTATGCACATTATACTTAACAAACAAGACCGTAGCTGAGAAAACATGCGATGATCTATCAGAAGACCCATTGATGAACTCCCCATTAATATGTACTTACGCCAAAACAATCCCTATACTATACATATCAGTAGTACTCATCATGTGTATGTGGCTAATCCCTGCCGTATTATTATGGGGCCTTGTACAAGTCTTTTCCAGAGTAGTTCCAACGGACATACATGATCATGACACCGAAAGAGGACTCCATGTAAACACAAATATTGTTGCTCATACAGCAACACACGTGAAACCACCAGCACCATGTGTTAACGATCTAGATACAACATGTAGCATCTGCATGTCTAACGATATCGCAGACGATAACACCAGCGATTGGGTCATAACACAATGCAAGCACGTTTTTCACGCATCATGCATAGCTCGAACTAGAGCACATGGTCACACAACATGCCCAATGTGTCGCGCACCTATCAACTAAATTGAAAAATACAGAACCACCAAAGATAATATCAGAATGACATCAACAACAGTCAACCCTGATATTATCGGTCATGTCACTATCAACTCTCCAACATACGGATTATTCGAGATATATCTCGACCCAAACGTCTCAGACTATCTAGACACAACCATCAAGAACAATCGAGACATCATGTCTGAAATGATGAGACTAGCACAACTTCCTATGGACAACATCCCACTCAAGTGGTCTATATTAGACGCAATTCAAGTCCTTACAGATCAAAAGGACGAAGCACCTCTAGTAAAAGCTGCAAGAGACCAAGATTACTTCCGTTAAGCCAACGGCGATTCTCAGACCATATGGTCTGAGAATAACTTCATTTTCAATCAGTAACGACTTTAGTATCGAGAACCTAGAGTGTACTGACTCTCCGTATCCTTGCAGTCTCTACACAGACGCCACGGGGTGTTGACCTTCTCACACCACTCACATGGGTACTCACCTGCGTGAGTCATACATAACTTCTTGATGATGGCCTTACCGGTATCGTTGCCGGGGCGAGGCTTCTCCTCCCCAACCTTCTTGGAAGTAAGGACCTTCTCAACTGAATCCCCATTCGCTGCACACTTCTCGCAGCGACCCATGCGATGAGCGTTGCGCTTGTCGTACGCCTCCTGACGAGAACCCTGATTCTTCTCTTTGCATGTCCGGCAGTTCACACCCTTGCAGAACTTAGTACATCCATCAGTCTGGCACCGTTTCAGTTTGTTGGTTACAAGATAAGCCTCCTCGTCGTGAGAGAACTTGCACTTGTCGCCG